AAACTGTCTGTATTGACGGAAACAGATGATGTTATATTTGCAGGAGAACCTGACAACGCATTAGACATGCTTAATACTGGAGAACTAACAGAGGACACCGATGAAGAAGAAACCGAAGACGACAACAACAACATTACCTTCTAGCGAAATAGATCCAACCCTACCGATCATTCGTATCGTCTCTGAAGAGGAGGAGATGCACGTAAAGCTTGGTCTGGAGATGGAAGACAGTACCCACGAAATGCTTGTTAAATGGGGCAAAGAGGTAGCATCCGATGAGGATTACATTAATATCGCCATTACAGACGGCTTAAAGCACGGTATATCAAGCGATAAGTAGCACTTCGCTACAGCTGTTCGAAAGGTTTCGATAGAAAAATCTGAACGGGTTACGCTATATACGCACGCGTTAATTACCCCCGCATGTACCCGCAAGATTCTCATAGGGGAGGGGATGTTATTACAATTAGACATAATCAATGTTGTGCGAACGGTGTTGACTATCAACGATTTACAAAACAGATTTCCAGAGTTTCGTCAAAAGCTTCTATTTTTTTTCGCAAATCAACAGATAAACAGGGTGGATTGCGTCAAAGCTTGCCGGTTGTTTGATCGATCAAAGCCGGTGCCGGTGCTGTTGTTCGTATCAATCTATCATGATGCGTTGATGCGTCTTTTCATATTTCTTATTCTTTTTTCGCGTTCGTTTCATTAACTCTTTGATCATCAACAGCTTGCAACACAGATCGATGCGAGATTGATTCTTTGGTGTAATTCATTAAAACTTTTTTCATTTTTTATTTCGCTGATTTACAACAATTTACAACAACTTGGAAAAATAAAGTTTGTAATAGTTTTTTATTCTGTCATAGCTTTTCGACATCGCTAGTAATACCGCTAGTGTTAAACCAAAAATATCTTATGAAATTACACTTATTTACTTGGGATACTTGCCTTGACTTTGTACAAATTAGATACAGCTCGGATGACTTAAACAGAAACGAGCTTGTGTTATTTGATGCAAACCCATTAAAACTTGCTTTGAATTTACAAGCTATGTTAGGCGAGAAAGCCTTGACTTGGTCTAAAGCTGAAAAGCTTGCAAATAAAATCATATCAAAACCCAATCGTATTTCCTAATAAACAACCAATAAAAACCAAAATACTATAACAATGAATAAACAAATTGAAATACTATGGGATTTAATTGTTAACTATGAATTAGCAACTGAATCCACCTTGCAACTTGTTACACGCTTAAATGGCTACACCTTAGAAACTATGGAAGATGTTTTGTATGCGTTGACCGGTTACCGCTCTTATGAGCAATTCATGGAAAACGAAAGATAAGAAAATGAAGATTGCAAAACTTACAACTAAATCAGGCTACACTTGGCAAACTAGGGTTAACGGGTCAGTTGAAACAATAAAAGACTATTTCTTAGGTAAGCCATTTAATGTTGAATCTTACCCTAGCGAAAAGAAAAGCAAAGTCATTAAGGTTGAAATCGAGGATCATGAAATAGGCAAGAGATTCACCTTCAAACTTACCCATCAAATAAATCCAAAAGCGTTTTTACAATTATGAAATTGAAACCTTATACTTACCTAAGAGATGTCGCCAATCGTTTTGACTTGTTAATTTACAGAGTACAAAGTGCAACAGCTGAAATAGCAACGGATGTTTACAACGAAATAAGCGGGAACTGGAAAGAAGATTGTTTTTATCATTCTTTAAGAGTTGTACCTAAATGTAGGGATAAAAGAATAAAAGCGTATCGCAAAGCTGTAGCAACTGAAGCATGGAAAAGGAAAAAATCATTATGAAAATTATCAATCGCATACCAACCGCATCCGATCAAATAGACAAAGAGGTAGACAAGCTATTCAATACCAAGCTTTCAGTATTCCTTGGCTATGCTTTTCCGCTTTTGTGTGGGCTAGGCTGGCTATGCATACTTCTAGCAATCTTTTCAAGTTAATCCTTAAATCTACAAATAAAAACCAATATGAAAATCAAAAATACTTATGAATATCAATTTCCATCTTATGCATTATGTGCTCTATTCAATGGAGACTTTGACGGGTTGGAAGAAGAAGATATAAAGCACATTGAAAAGTTTATGGAAGACAACAAACATATTGATGTATTTGACGACAAAGAGCCAGAGCAAGAGCCGTACTTTACACATTATCCAGAGTTTGGTTTGGCTTGTAATGTTGTCGACTTAATCGGCATTGAGTTTGAAAAGGAGGAAAGCTAATTATGAATATCAAAAACTATTATCTCAAAGCTTTCCCGTCCGACAATTTAGGCGAGGAAATAAACGCAAACGCAACCTTTGACGGGCTGTTTAATAACATAACCGAACCTTACAGCTACATAGGCGTAGAGGATTCGATTGTACGGGAGCGAGTATTCGACAAGCTTGCAACGCTCAAAGGCGTACCTTACAGCGATATTTACAACCTTTGGATTTCCTAACCTTACCTGACCTTATGAAAATTTCACACATAAACGATCAAGTTTGCTACATAGAAACAAGCAACGGAAATGTCTTTTATTTTGATGAATCGATTGATAACGAGCTTTTCATTGATCATTGGATTGACGGGCAAGACGAACATCAAAGAGACGATTCCATGACTATTGAGGAATTGTTATCAAAGGCTGATCTTAAAGACTTAAAACCGTTACCTATACCATGTCAGTGACAATATATTTAACCGATCATGAAAATAAAACCAATACACAGCATTAAAGTTAACGGCTTGCCTATCTATGATGATGAAATGTCTGAAAAAGACTTGTTAGAAAAGCACGGCTTACCTGTTCAAGTTTTACTTGATAACGAAATTGTCGAACCAAGGGATTATAAAAAGACTTTCGGACGCAATCGATACCGCACAATTTACAAATATACCGATTGGAGCGTAGCGACATGTCAGTGACAATATACCTAACCGATCACAACGGGCGAAAGGTTGCTTTCTTCTATCGAATCGACTCAGAGCGATATAACACGGCTCCATCAATTATATGGGCTTGCCGTCAACATCCCGAGTACCAAGGCACAGCGGAATCAAAGGAGCATTTCATAGAACAAGCAAAAGATGTTATGCGTGAGCTTAATAAAATTTCACAAAAAACCTGTTCAACTTGTGAAAAAATTCCGTGTGACACTTGTGGGTTGACTTCTCCAAAAATGGAGGCACAACTTACCTGTCCAGATTGCTTAATAAATGACCAGTAACAACCCGACCGAAGAGCTATTGACGAGTGAAACGAGCAATGGCGATATGAGCAAAGCGAATACTTTCCTAGATATGAACGACCTATGTGACGATAGCCTTGAAGCTTTGATCCAACATTACCTGTCCGTACAGCAGAAACTACCTAACAACATAGCTGTCCGTGAACGATTGCTTGAGCTAGAGAGGGAGCAGTTTAACAGGGAGCTGAAAGCGAACAATAGGGAGCGTGAAGCGTCCACCATAGAGGGCGTTATCCGACAGAACACCGACAATCCAATACAAAACCAATAATGAATACTATTGAATTAACCGAAGAAGAATACAAAGCAATGTTAGATGCTGTACATTACCTGATTGATGAATTTTACGAAGAAGAAGAAATAGAAATCTTCCAATCGATAAAACGAAAGCTGTACGATTCACAACTAAAAGCGATTCAGAACCAATGATAACCGAAGGAGAATATATACTTATGACTATGATGACACTATTTTGCGTAGCACTGGTGGCAATAATCTTTACCTGTTGGATGTACCGTGATTAATACAGGCTTATTTACCCGAACGAAATACAACAACGATATGAACGGATACAACTACGACTGCTGGTTAAACAGCAACAACCCATATGATTTAGCAGATGAAGAAGAGAGAGAACGAGAGTGGATACTGGAAGAGATTGAAGGACTGGATGAGGATGAGATTGAAGACTTCCTGTTCGAACACCGACTTGAAGACCCAAGAAAGTGAACCGTTTTATGTGGACGGACAATTCTGGGAAGCAGAGAACGATATATTAACTGAAGATGATAGAGTACGCAGACTTCGAACCGACTGATGTACCGCTGTTTAATTGGGGTGGGGTGGATCACGAAGCTATCCGTCAAGGTTTCGATTATTTCTTCTCACAGAACCAAGTGACTGGATTTAAGATGGACAAGAACGGAGAGTACGAACGGACTGAGGACGGAAGATTGGTAGCGTATCGTACATCTACTGCTCGTACACTGCCAAGCTGTTGGTTCAATAACTATTCACAGTAACATATGACAAAGCAAACTAGAGGGCCGACTTGGCGGATGAGGGAGTGGGGACGCACAGCGTACCGTAACCGACAAGCTAAACTACGAATGGAAGGGGAGTCGAGTAAGACGGAAGCATCTAAGCGTATGTTAAAAGTCATGGCTCCGAGGTTAGGTAAGAGGGTGGATGATTTCATGTACACCTTTGGAGGTAACACCGAGCACACCACTCCGTTATTCCTTACCTTCGTATTGGATATGTGTCCGTATCAGATAGCATCGATGGCTTTACAGACCGTGCTTGATAACCTCCAGTTCAATTTACCTGTCGGACGGATGGCGTATAAGATCGGTAAAGCATTTGAGAACCAAGCGAGGTGGGACAAAGCGATGGAAGAGATGCACCCGCACAAGAAAGACTTACTTGCCTTTGACGATCGTTCGAAAGCGATGAAGCTCAAACAGTTTTACGACTATGAGGAGGAACGGTTCACGCTGTGGGATGCTAAGTGTAAGGCGGGTCTGGGGGCGTGGTTACTTGAAGAAATCCGCACTGAAACTGGCATCTGGCAAATCGGATTTGCTTTCGGCACACAGAAGGGACACAAACCGGAGCGTATATGTGTACCGAGTGGTGAGTATACGGATTGGGTCAAACGATTTGATGCGTGGAAAGAAACGACTCGTGTATTTAAGATGGCATTACCTGACGAACCTGTTGATTGGTACGAGTTGATCGGTGGAGGGTACAGCTTAAAGCACATGCCTCCTCAAGAGTTCTTCACGGGGAAACCGATGTCGTGGTTTAAAGATTACGAGAGTAGTTATACACACGCATTCAGTGCTGTTAATAAACTTCAAAAGGTAAGTTGGAAAATCAACAAAGAGATTTTAGAAATTACTCGAAAATGTTACGATAATAAGCGAGTGGTTGGAAACATACCGAACTTTAGTGAGATACCAGAGCAACCGAGGTACAATGGAGATGATGAGCATGAGTTACGGGCGTGGAAGCTGAAGCAAAAAGACATCAAGAGCGTTAACGAAGCGAACGCTAGTAAACGTTACCTGACCATCCGTATTCTACACCTCGCCAAGCTTTATAGTGAGTGGGATAAGTTCTACTTTCCGTACCGTTGTGATTACAGAGGTAGAGTGTACGCTATTCCGTACTACTTACATCCACAAGGGTCTGACTTAGCGAAGAGCTTGTTGGACTTCAGTAACGGACAGCAAGTGGTAGATGAAGAGGACTTGGAAGCTGTACTTATACACGGTGCTAATATGTGGGGAGTAAAAGGTACAAGAGAAGAGCGACTGGAGTGGGTAGGTAAGCGACAGAAGTTTATACTTGAAGCTGCGAATGATCCACACGGTACAGATTGGTGGACCGATGCAAGTGATCCGTTTTGTTTCCTTCGCTTTTGTCTGGAGTACAAGCAATTCACAGAAGAGGGGTACGGATATGTATCGTATCTACCTGTTCGTCAGGACTGTAGCAACAACGGTATGCAAATCCTTTCGTTATTACTACGGGACAAAGAGACGGGGAGAATGTGTAACTTGGTAGAAGAGGACCGAGCTAACGATATGTACCAAGAGTTTGCTGACCGTGTGTACGATGAGTTAAAACAAGATGAAAGTATAATAGCACAAGAGTGGTTGAAGTATGGCATCTCTAGGAAGTTAGCGAAGCTTGCCATCATGAACAGACCATACGGTGCGACCCACTATAACTTGGTACAAGATGTATTTAAAAGTATCGGAGTCAATCACAACTGGTCATCGACTGGTGAGATGTTAACTGCTGTTATCTATTTATGTAAGATCGTCAATCGATTAGCAGATCAAACGTGTCGTCCAGTAAACAGAGTGATGAAGTTCCTTCGTGAAACAGTACGAGCGTTGGGGTGTGACGAACCGATCACTTGGTCTACACCTACAGGATTTAAAGTTGTGCAGAGCTACCGTAAATATAAAAAAGTAGAAGTACAATCTGTGTTTCAAAACATGAGCATCAGTATAACAACAGATGAGCTGGGAGATAACATAGATGAAAGGGGACAAACGAACGCTATCACTGCTAACTTTATCCACAGCTTAGATGCGTGTATCGTACATCAAGTAGCTAATGAGGTTGACTTTGACCTCGCTACTATACATGACTGTTTCGTGACCCACGCTTGTAATGTACGAAGAATGAATACAATA